CCTCACAGGTGAAGAAAGCGCAGCAGGCCGCCTCCCGGATGAAGAAAACCGGCAGCGTCGATGACGTGGCCAAATTCCTGTTGAGTTGATAAAGGAGCCTTAAAATGGGCGTTACAGCAAACACCAACGAGACGTATGACGTCTCTACCATCCGTGAAGACCTCCAAGACGCGCTGATCTCGATCAGCCCGACCGAGACCCCCTTCATGACATCCATCGGCCGTCGTGATGTGAAGAACACATACTTCGAGTGGCCAGTGGTCGAACTTGCCGCAGCCGTCACGACCAACGTGGTCATCGAGGGTGAAGCAGCACCGGGCAACGATGCGCCTACCAACGCAAAAAGACTGGCCAACTACACGCAGATTTCAGACAAGACGGTGGAAGTCTCTGACACCGCCGAAGCTGTAAACGGTGCGGGCGATGCGCAGACTGTCGCCAAGCAGATCGCGTACAAGCTCAAAGAGCTGAAGCGCGACATGGAGCAGATGCTTGTTGGTCACAACAACGCGGCGGTCGCGGGTGCCTCCGGCACGGCGCGCGAGACTGCGTCCCTGTCGGCCTTCCTGACGTCAAACACAGACCGTGGTTCGGGTGGTGCTGACGGTACGCTGTCCGGCACGACTGAAGGCTTCCCCAATGCTGCCGCCACTGACGGAACCTTGAGGGCGCTGACGGAGACAATGTTGAAAAACGTGATCGCGTCCTGCTGGGACGCTGGCGCTGAGCCTTCGGTGGTTCTGTGCGGATCCGGCGTGAAGCAGAAAATCTCGTCCACCTTCACTGGATCGGCTACTCGCTACCGCGACATCTCCGACCAGAAGATCGTAGCCTCAATCGACGTTTATGTAAGCGATTTCGGTGATGTTCAGATTGTCCCGTCTAGATTCATTCGCTCGCGCGATGTGTTTGTTCTGGATCCGTCGATGGCGCGCGTCGCCTATCTGCAGAACACCAAGCAGAAGCCGCTGGCTCGCACAGGCCACGCTGACCGCACCCTGATCTCCGTCGAGTACGGCCTTCAGATCGACACTGAGGCAGCGCATGGAGTCATCGCTGATATCAATCCAAGTCTTTGATAACTAAAGACTTTTTGACTGGGGCGGCTTATGTCGCCCCACTTCACCACAGTTTGGAGAGCACACATGAAAATTAAAGTGATTGGCAATCGCGGCCCATGGATCGACGGCAGCCCCCGCCCTGACGGCTGGGAGGGCGACGTTGATAACGCATTGGGCGAGCATCTTGTCGCCAACGGTCTTGTTGAGATTAAAAAGGGTCGTCCGAAGAAGGGCGTCGAGCAAGCCGCAGAGCAGGACGTCGACTGATGGCGTGGCGTCTGACCGAGAATGGCGTGATGGAGCGCATGATCGAGGAGGACGGCAAGCTGCACGTTCAGCGCGCTATGGGCAACCTGACGAGCCTGTTTGACCAGAACAAGGCAGAGGCGGATCTGCTGTCCGATCAGAGCGGCATTGGGCGGTCAAACAGGTTGGTCGGCCGCATCGACATGGTGACTGCCGAGGGCTGGTCGCGTGAGTGCGGTGCGGCTATCGGCACGGCTGAATTTGCGGCATACTGCAAGAAGAAGATCATGGACGGCGACTTTTCGAAGTTCCGAGTTGAGGGCAACTAGATATGGCTGACGAGCTAAACATCCCGACCCACCGCTGGTATCAGAAGCGCAATCACATTCCGTTGGCCAAGGAGGATTTTTCTCGTCAGTTTATTTACGACAGCGGCATCCAAAAGATTGACGCATTTATTGCGTCACAGCCTTGGGCTGATGAGTTCGCTGAAGAGCCATAAGGATTGACCGCATGACCGAAGCATTCCCATTCATCGACGCGCTGATGAAGTATCTGATTGTCCCAGCGGTCGTATGGGTGTGGATGCTGCACAAGACGCAGAGTCTACATGCGACTGACATCGCGGTTCTGCGGGCCGAAGCCAACGCGCGCGACATGGCCCGCAAAGAAGAGCGTGAGGCCACCGCCGCCCAGCTCGACCAGATTTTGCAGATGCTGCAAACGATCAACGGTCGCATCGACGGCATGATGAGCAAAGTGGACAAGTGATGGAGCGTATCGTCATCCACTGGACGGGCGGCACGCACAACGCGGGCGATCTGGACCGACGCCACTACCACTTCGTTATCGAGGGCGATGGCACGGTCGTGACCGGCCAATACGCGCCGGAGGACAACGAGAGCACAGCGACCCCCTACGCGGCGCACACGCGCAGCCTCAACACCGGGTCGATAGGCGTGGCGTTCGCGGCCATGCACGGTGCCAAGGAGCGCCCATTCAATGCTGGCAAGTATCCGATCACCGAGGCGCAGATTGACGCCCTGACGGCGCTTGTGGCTGATCTGGGCGACAAGTATCGCATCCCGATCACACCGCGCACAATACTGACGCACGCTGAAGTGCAGGGCACGCTGGGCGTCACGCAGCGCGGCAAGTGGGACGTGACATGGCTGCCGGGCATGACGCAGCCGGGTCATCCCGAAACGGTCGGCAACCTCCTGCGCGAGCGGGTACGACTTGCCCCAGCCAAAGCAGCAGAACATCAGCCCGCGCCGTGGTGGGTGGGCATTGTCGTGGCGTTCGCCGCTATGTTCGGAGGTCGTAAGCCATGATCGGACCGGTATCCCGGATTATCGCTCGATACATTGCCAGCGCGCTTGTGACCTATGGCATGTTCGCCGCCCCAGACGCCGCTATGATCGAGCCGGATCTTGCTCTGATGGTTGGTACGGGTGTGGGGGCCGCTGTAGAGGGTGCCTATGCCATCGCACGGCGCAAGGGCTGGACAACATGAGGATGTATCTGCGCGGCATCGTGGCGGCACTGGTCGCCCTTGGCGCGGCTTTGATTTACGCCAGAGGTCGAAAGGATGCGAGCGATGCGAACGAACTGCGAGAGCACAACGAATATATTGAGACGCGCAAGCGCATGGACGCTGCCGATGGTCCTTCTGACGCTGACGTTCAACGCTGGCTGCATGAGCGTGGTCAGTACAAGCGCGATCTGTGATGGTTCGGATGCCTTACGCACGGATCATGCGGCGGCTCTATCGCAGGATGGCGGACCAGCGTCGCAAAAGACAGGCGCGGCGCTGATCCGATCTATTGACGCAGGATGCGCCGACGTGGGCGTTAAGCGGCCAGCGCGGTAAAGCTGTCGAACGAGATGGCCCAAAGCGTCATGCTGGCCCGATCCTGATCGACCGTTTTGTGAACCTGCGCCCGGCAGATTTCCCCGCGACTGTGCATGCGGGTCATTTCGGCTCTCACATCATTCTGCGTCATGCCGATTGCCTCCGCGACGATTGGCATGGTGCTGATGCCACGCGTCGCCAGCGCGCGCTTGATCAGCACGTCCAGCAGCAGGGGTGCCATTGCGGGGCTGTCTGCCTGCGGCTGCTCTGGCGGCTCTGGCGCGTCCTGCGGCAGGATCTTGATTGCGCGCCACTGTGTCGTCTCGCCGGTCTGCTTGATGCAGAGCGTTGGCGGCATGGTGTCGCCCGCCTCAAGCGTGCCGCTCAAGCTGCTGGGGATAAAAATATCCCCGGCTGCGCTCAGTGCAAACGCGATGCCGCAAGCGATCCGGTTGGTGACGACGGCGTCAGTGATCTGGATGGTTTCCATGGGTATTTCCCTTTCGTTTGGGGGTTGGTTGGTAGTTGGTGGTGGGCGGGGCTTACGCCCGCACCCTAATCAATTAGGCCGCGACGCTTCCACCGAATCCGCAGATCCTCGACCGCGTCCCAGAAGGCGTCGCGGTCAGCGTCGGGCACATAGACAGACAGGCGGACCATCCCCTTCTCAATCTGTCGCTGATGGTATGACCGCTGCGCCACGGCATGGCTGCTGGGGTCGTCGGCTTTAGGTGTTGGCATCTGTGCCTCCTTCTCTCTTTGCGATCTCGCGATCAATGTACCAGCGGGCCTTCTGCAGATCCTCGATGGCGTCGTGCTTCAAGTCGGTGCGCCAGATGTATTTGATCGCGTTGCCGAGGCAGAACCCCATGTGCTCGGTGATCTGGATGCACTCCACACCCGACGGGTGCCGGGTGTAGTGCGGTGGGTGGTTGACGGGGTCGGTCACCCTACCATGCCCCCGGTTTCGTAGAACTCTTCGACAGGGTGGCCCCACGCTCTGGCCCACGCGAAGGCGTAGTTCAATTCGTGAAGCTGGTCTGCGGACGCCTGCCGGATGTCGGGTATCCCGGCGGCGCGCAGCCCAGCCCCTAAAATACTGGGGGGCAGGGTGTGCTCGAGCACTTCACGTAGTTGACCCTTGCTCGCACCCGCCCTCTGCTTTGGGCGCATCCGCTCGTTGATGCTGCGACGTGTTTTGGTGATGGG